TGTTTGAAAAATTTCTTGATACTCGGGTGAATCAATAAGTGTTTTTGCTTTACGACCAAACTTAATAGCCAGTTCACCGGTATGGGTCGTTTGAATTATTTTAAGTTTTGGATTTCTTCCGATCATCCAAGCAGGCAGCAGGGATGAAGCAAACTCAGATTTTGTATGCCTCGGTGGCATGTTGATAATAAGTCTCTTAAGTTTACCCTCAGCGATTTCATTAAATTTTTTTGCAACAATTTTATGATGGGGCCCCTCTATAAAGTCAGGCCACATATGCTTTACAAAACTTAGAAAATTTTTTTGGGCTAGAGACTGTTTCTTTTTTTCACCATACTTAAGGTACATCTTATAAAATTCTTTTCTTACATCAGGTGGTAATTTTTTTATTTTTTCTAGATTTATCTGCATAAATGGTACCATAATGATTTTAGCGGTTAAAACCATCTAAATCAAGCATTATAACCCCAAGTTGTGGGACCCCTTTTTTTTAAAGGCTATTATATATTGATCCGTGAGCAAAGTTGGAGATCGACTTGGTACCTCTATTGATTATGTGTGGTAAGGGCTGCGAAGCCGAGCGAAGCGAGGCGGGCGCGAAATTTTTGCGCTCCCCTAACCAGCGCCCCGAAGGGGCGCTGGTTATTATGTTTAACTAATCTAATAATGTGTAGTATTGTTTGATGAAGTTCTTTTGAAACCAAGTCAATCCCTTTTGCATTAAGGTATAATCTTGGATACGTTCAGCACCAATGATAGTATCATAGATAGCAACTGCAAACGCTGGAACAGTTGCACTCTCTCCACTAAATCTATTAGTTAATGTTATTTCTTTTGTTGGTTCTTTACCGAAGAAGCATTCATTGAATGGCTTTGGTATCTTGTAGGTCTTGTCATTGTATGTAATTGTATTCATATAGTTATCCTACATTATCATATAACTGAGGTCAAGTGTTTAATGTTATCCCTGGTCACTCCATACTCTAGCTACTAATATTAAGGCTATTGTTATTATTAAAAATAGTTCAATCATGCTAGCACCTCGTAATTTACTGCTGTTCTATACTTGTTGCCCGTATCTGCATCAACATCATAGTAGCACAAACATTTGTCACCTTTTTGTGATGTCCAAGTTCTACAATTCTCATCCCATTTGGCACGTCTTGTAATTGTCTTGCTGTGTTTTTTAGCATAGTATCTTATCATAAAATACACATCTAATTTAAATGGTTCATTCATATTATATCTTTCTGTTATTTAATTAAAATAAGCTATTGACAAAGCATTGTCAATCATTATATAAGATATTATGTTAAATAGATTAATAATTATGAATATAAAAACAACAATATTTATGGGTATTCTGTTTTATATCATATGGAAAGTAGTAACATGATAGTGGATAGTATATTTCTCATACCGATATTGGGCTTTGGCTTTTTATTGTATATGATTATTAAAGACGTTTGGTTTGACGATTAAAACTTGAGCCCTGATCCATGTGAGAAGAGTTTGATCAACTCGTGATGGCCCGAGGCGGGCGCTCTACATGGATCTGGGGTCAAGTTATTACTGGCGCAATGCATGCAATTGCTGTTGGGAAGAACTTGGCCTAACTTGAGCCCTGATCACTTGGGCGGTAACAGCTACCAGAGTTCTAGACGTGTTCTGGCTAATACCGAGTGATCTGGGGTCAAGTGCCTCTCACTACCTAGCGCGTTCGGCGTGACGTGCTTGGCCCACTTTAGAATCATTCTAAAGTAAAAAATTATAAAAGATGAAAGCCTCAAGCAGCAAGCTTCAAGCTTGACAGTGAGTCTAGGATGATGTAGGATAAGTATAGAAAGGATATATTATGGATACAATACAATTAAAAAGAATAGCGGACGCAATGGAAGAGATCCTGAGACTAGTTAAGAAGGATATGGAAAAAATGGAGAAGATAAAAAATGAAAGCTAGCCCAATGTCTGAAGAATTCCATGACTGGCTGGACAAGTGTCCAGTCATGTGGATTAGAGACCGAGTAGATAGAGATCATGTCTTTTATGCATTTGAAACACCTGACGAAGAGGATGACGATGAAACAATTTAAATTAGAAGTAAGTCACGCAACACCGCAGCAGTTGGCAACCATTGCTTTAGAATTAAAGATCATGAGCAATGGATGGGCCAGACATGGCCCGCGGATCGCGATCAACGGCCAGAAGCTTCAAGCTCCAAGCCTCAGGATACCCGGATCAGCAAGCAGCAAGCGCGGACCGCGAAACGGCCAGCTGCAAGCTTCAAGCTTGACAAGCTCCAAGCTGTAGGATATAATAGGATTATGTTAATAAAGAAAGCAAAAGAAATAACCGGCGGCCTGACGTATACGTCCAAGATGCCTGGTCCTAGTTACAACACACCAGCCTCCAGATGCCTGACTGGCGCTAAGCTCCGGAAGGTCTCTGGATCTGTGTGCAGTAGCTGCTACGCCCTGAAGGGTAACTATAAGAGATTTCCAAAAGTCGAGGAAGCACTGGAGCGAAGGTTCCAAAGCCTCAAGCATTCAGCCTGGATTCCGGCCATGGCAACCTTAATCAAGAAACACAAGTACTTCCGCTGGCACGATGCCGGCGACCTTCAGTCGATGGCACACCTGGAGAATATATTTGAAGTGTGCCGCCTGACACCAGAGACTCAGCACTGGATGCCGACGCGCGAAGCGCGGTTCTTGAACCTTATGGATCCTGACATAGTTCCGTCAAATTTAATTATTAGAATGTCTTCACATATGATTGATCAACCAGCCGTAAAATTTTGGCCCTGGACTAGTACTGTAACGACAAAAAAAGCTACCTGTCCGGCACCTAAGCAGGGCAACAAGTGCGGCAGCTGCCGTGCATGCTGGTCCCGGTCAATTCCTACCGTGAGTTATGGTAAACATTAATGAAATATAAAACTGTTAAGTGGGTTACAAATAGAAAAGCAGCAAGCTACAAGCCTCAAGCCCCAAGCTCCGTGAACCACGAACCGCAAGCCTCAAGCCCCAAGCATAAAGCCTCAAGCTCCAAGCCCCAAGCATCCAGATCACGAACCGCGGATCCTGGATAAAGTATCACGGACCTTTGATCGAGCGACTTGACTAGGATAAAACTATTCTTTGGATGAGTGATGTGGTAGGCAATTTGGTGTGGTGAGAGTTGGACTTTATTACTTCGTGTAACTTTTAACTCAACAGTGAAATAGTGGCCAGAACTATTGTACCCCAATAGATCAGGAGTACCAGATACGCTAGTATTTTCAATCCTTGTCCATCTAATTTGTGGTGTAATTCTTTTAAGCTCATTGTAAAATTTAGACTCTAATTTCATACTTTTTAGGAGTAGTCAAGTCTTTCTATAATTTAAGTTTTGGCTTACCCATTTGCCAAGTTTGAGGAGCAATCTCAATTACAATTCTATGAGTTTCTCTCTGATTTAAAATATTATTTTCCATTAGAGTCACAGATAAAATATCAAAATATCCATCGGGAGATCTAAACTCGCCTTGAGGTAATTTAACTTGTACTCTTGCGTTCTGACATGTTGGAGATTTTAAGAATTTATCCAATTGTTTAGCTAGTAACTTTCCACTTATCATGTATTGACTTTTACTCCAAATAACGTTTATAGTCAAGTATGGGTGCAATCACAAGACTAACAGAAATGCAAATGAGATTTGCTCACGAAGTCGTGAGTAATGAAGGTCGTAAGAATGGCACAGAGTGTGCTATCTCCGCAGGATACGCAAACGACTCAGCAGGTGTCAGAGCAGCTGAACTACAAAATCCAAAGAAATTTCCATTAGTTGTAAGATACATTGGTGAACTAAGAGATGAGTATCAAAAGAAATATGCTGTAACCTTTGAACGTCATATTGCAGAGTTAGGCAAGCTTAGAATGGAAGCGTTAAAGAAAGGTGCCTGGAGTGCTGCTATTAATGCTGAAGTAGCAAGAGGTAAAGCAGCAGGATTATACATTGAACAAAAGATTATAAGAACAGGTAAGATAGATGACCTATCAGAAGCTGAACTAGAAAATAGAATGAAAGAAATTATAGATCAATACTCACCAATACTAGAAGGTGTTGAAACAGAAGATTTAAAAGAGAAAGTTAAAGCTAAACAAAAGAAGATTAGACTTGAACCAAGACATAACACAAAAGAACAACCGTTAAAGCCGCTAAAGACCACAACAGATAGTAAGGATGATTCATCTAATTCTTCTTCCTAATCTTACGTAAAAACTTACGTATATTATTCTTCAAATCCATTATCTTCTTACGGGCTGATCTTTTCTTCATGATAGTTTTTTAATTGATTGAATGACTGATGTTGGAATTATAGTTGTATTACCAATCGTCTCAAATGTTTCTTTATCCTTTGTTTTTATATAATCAGTAAAGATTCTAGTAATACCATTCTTTTGACTTGCTAGATAACCTTGAGATACACAGGTAGGCAATTCAAGTTTGTTCAATATTCTCGTATCCGACCAGCCAGAATCTCCTTCAATATCAAGCCACTCTATTTCAACGAAAGGATATGCTTCAATCTTGTTTCCTAAAG